CAACTTTTGATAGAATTGCAAATGACCCTAGCATTCCTATGGACCAAAGAATTACAGCTGCATTAAGACGTGAAACCGGTGCGGCTTTTAACAATGAAGAAGCTGTTATGATGAAAGAAAAACTAGAAGCTATGGATGCTAAAAGAAGAAATGCCACAGGTGCAGGAATGACTGCTAATGAAATGAAAATGTTTATGGGTAGACCAGTACAAACTTCTGGATATGACCGAGGGCCAATAAGACCAAGGTATGATGAAAACGGAAACTTAATACCACAACGACCTACAATGATGGTTTAGTTAGGAGGTAGTATGACACCAAGAGAACAGGCTATGACAAGACTAAAAGGTCTTGCACAAGTATCTCAAGATATGGATCAGACAGACAAACTCTATGCTGCTTTTAAAAACGCAGAAACTAGAGGTCTAGAAGGAGAGGATGCTTTTATTAGGACTAATGCTAACCTAGCCCCCGGAGGGAGTTCTGCATATGGTCCAGTACAAATTACCGGTACTTTAGTTCAAGACATGATGGATCGAGGGGTTATCCCAGATAACCTTAAAGATTACTCAAATAGATTTTTAGACCAATCTAAATTGTTTTTGAAATACGGTAATGAAAAAGATCTAGAAGGTTATGATCCAAAATATGATTATGGTGGGAGTGGACATTTAACTACAGAACAAGACCAAGCAGATTATAATAGACTTGCTAAAGTTTTAATANNNCATCATTATAAANNNNCTAAAGANACNTCTANTCNAAAAAAACCTATGGGTTTTTCACAANCTGCTANAGACCCTNTNANTGATGTTATNGGTGATTGGAGATTTGGNGTNAANAGNAAGAAAGGTCGAGGTAGANGACNNANNNTANTACCNAAGNTTTATGGAAGGATATANNGATTGACCACTCCTCCGATTTACTCCGCTGGTAGTAAAGGTCATGGAACCAGCACTTCTAAGGAGGAGATATGGAATTAGATGAGCAGTCATATAAATTAAAACTGTTAAAAGAATTAGAAATAAAAAAAGAAATTGACAAACGTAATAAGATAGAAAGAAGTAAAAATAATTTTAAAGACTTTGCAAAACGACAACTTAGAATAATTACTAAGGATGCTTCACAGGGTTATGTTCCATTTGAATTTAACGAAGCTCAAACAAAAATACACAAAGCTATTGAGAAACAAATAAAAGAAAAAGGAAGAGTAAGAGCTTTGGTGTTAAAAGCTAGACAACAAGGTATATCTACTTATACTGCTGGTAGAGTATTTTGGAAAACATTTTACACGCCACATACAAGATCGGTTGTAATTGCACATGACAGTGCAACATCGGATGCTTTGTTTACTATGTCTAAAAATTTTATTGACAGGATGTCAAAAGATTTTAAACCTGAATTAATCAGATCTAATGCTAAAGAAGTAAAGTTTTCTCACAATGACTCAGGGTTTAGATTGTACACAGCAGGGTCCCCAGAGGCCGGCAGAGGAACTACGCCCACAATACTACATTGTTCAGAGTGTGCTTTTTGGCAAAGTGATGAGAAAATTTTAGCTGGATTGTTTCAAGGTGTATCGTCAGCTGATGGTACGGAAATAATTTTAGAGTCTACTGCAAACGGTGCTACTGGTGCCTTTTATAGAATGTGGAAAGCAGCCGAGAGAGGTGAGAACGATTACGTTCCTATATTTCTCCCTTGGTTTATGACTAAAGAATATACTATGACTCCTCCCGATAATTTCGAGAGAAGTATAGAAGAAGAAGAATTGTCTGAAGAGTATGGTCTAAATAATGGACAACTCTGGTGGCGAAGAATGAAAATAGGTGAAGGGGGAGAATCTAAATTTAGACAAGAATACCCATCTACAGCTGAAGAGGCTTTTGTAGTATCTGGTAAAAATGTATTTAACGTAGAAAAGTTAAACAAACTTGAAACTAAAGCTCCTAAGTCCTTAAGAGAATTTAACAACTCAATGTCTAGTTGGGAAGATCACAGAGAAGGAAACTTATCTATATGGGAATCACCGGGCTTTGATGAAAAATTTATTATTGGGGCTGATGTATCTTTAGGAGTTGGTCAAGATTATTCTGCTGCAATTGTTTTAAACAAAGACAGACAAGTAGTTGCCGTATACAGAGACAACCATGTTGACCCAGCAATGTTTGGTAGAGATCTGTTTTATTTAGGAAGATATTACAATAACGCCCTTCTTGCTGTAGAATCTAATTCTATGGGAATATCAACTTTGCAAAAACTTAAAGAAATGAAATATGTTAACTTGTATTATCAAACTCAAATTGCTAATCTTACAGATGAGGATGGGGTAAGATTAGGGTTTAGAACTACAAGTGCTTCTAAACCAGCTATAATATCTAATTTAAAAAATTGGATAGACAATGATGAAATAGCTATATGGTCTTCTGAAGTTGTAAGTGAATTAAGAGATTATGTATCAGATGATAAAGGTAAAACTAATGCATCAAGAGGATCTACGGATGATACAGTAATGTCTCTTGCAATTGCTGCAGAAGTTTATAGAACACACATTCATAGGCTAAGTACTGACAGAGTAGGATTTGATAGTGTATTTATTCCTGAAAGACAAACTAATTGGATTTAATTATGGATAAGAAAAACAAAAAAGTAACTGACGAAGAGATAACGAGTATTATTAACGACTCTATTAGGCAAGCGGTAGGTAGCTTTACATCTGGTTCTGAATTACAAGAGCAACGAGAAGCAGCTATAAACTATTATACACAACAAGCAAAAGGTAATTTATTTCCACAAGGTGTTTCTAAAGTTGTTACTTCAGACACAATGGAGATTGTAGATTCTTATTTAGCTGTTATCTCTGAACTTATGTTATCTAATGGGAAAATTGCAAAATTTAATCCATCAGATCCTAGTCAAACAGTAGCTGCAGGTCTTGCTTCTGAACTAACTAACCATTGTATATTTACTAAAAACAACGGTTGGGTTCAACTTAACACTTGGATTAAAGGGGCTTTACTTTTTAAAAATTCAATTATTAGATGGAAGTGGGAAGACTACTCTAGCACTAAAGTGGAAGAATATGAAAATATTACTATATTAGAACTTGATGCAATATTAGCTGAAGGGGATGCAGAGGTTATTGAAATTAGAGTTGGGGAAGGCATAGACCCAGAAAGTGGGCAAGAGTCTTACGAGTATGTATCTGTAAGAAAAGAGATAGACAAATCTAAAGTTTGTCTTGAGAATATACCGCCTGAATCTTTTATGATTAACAAAGGTGCAGTAGATATTGAAAGTGCAAATTTTATTGGAATACAAACAGAAATGACACTGTCAGAGCTAAGAGAGATGGGTTTTGATGTGTCTGATGATATTGGAGAAGGCACAGAGTCTTCCAATTTTAGTTTTGATTATGAGTCTTCTGTAAGACAATCTATAAATGAAGTAGAACAGAATTTTCATGAAGATTTTGCAGGAATTGCAAATAGAGAAGTTGTTGTTACAGAGTCTTGGATTAAAGTTGATAGAGACGGAGACGGTGTAGCTGAATTAAAAAGATTTATAACAGTTGGAGAGGAAGTTTTATTAGAAGAGTATGCCGACAGTATACCTGTAGCTTGTTTGAACCCAATTGAAATACCACACTCTTTTTATGGAATGTCAATAGCAGATGCAACTAAAAGTGCAACTGAAATTAAGACAACTATAACTAGAGGTATGATTGAAAATGTTTATTTATCGAATTACGGCAGAACATTAGCCGACCCTAATACGGTAGACTTTAGAGCACTACAAAGTCCTGAACCACATCAGATTATCCCAACTAATGGGTCTCCGATGTCTTCTGTGCATACTTTGGTGCCAGCTCAATTAGCACCGTCTACCTTTTCTTTACTAGAATTCATGAATACCGAAAAAGAAATGGCTACTGGAATGACCAGAGCCGCTCAAGGTGTAAATGAAAAACTATTTGACTCAGGAAACTCTGCAGGTAAAATTGCAATGGTAGAGCAAGCCGCCCAAAAGCGAATATCATATGTCGCTCGGAGGTTTGCTGAGACTGGATTTAAAGATCTATGTAAAGGTGTTTATAGCTTAATATTAGACAATTCAGAATCCATATTGAGAGATTACAGTTATTATAATATAACACCTGAGTCTCTAATGGAGTTAGATAACCTTACGGTTGACATAGACGTAGGTGCTAACAGTTCTGCTAACACTCAAGAAAACATGATGATGATGGCACAACAAATTATGCCTATGCTTTATCAATCACCAGAGTCTAAAGGTATTATAAATCCTAAAGCCCCTTTTGCTATAGCAAGACAATTGTTAGAATCTATGGGTATAGACAATTGGGTAGATTTCCTTGTTGATCCAGATACTGAACAAGGTCAACAGCAAGCTCAAGCAGCTATGCAAGAAGCTAAACAAGGTCAAGAACAAGCACAAAAAGAAGATCAAGTAGAACAACAAAAGATAATGCTTACTCTTCAAAAACAAATGGCTGACATTCAGAAGAAACAATCTGATATGGAACTAGATAGAGAAAAGTTTGAATATCAGAAAACTAAAGATGCTGCTGAGTTGCAATTAGAACTTGCACTTGGAGAGCCTACTAAAATTGGATAAATATAAAAGAGGATTATAATGGCTATTAATACTGCTAAAGGGGCTATGAAAAAAGTTCCAAAAGGTTATCACGTTACTAAAGATGGAAGAGTAGTTAAAAAAGGTGTATATTATTACATGAATCAAGCTAAAAAAAAGGGAACAAGTAAACCCGGAAACGGAACAGTTAGCTCTAAAGCACTTAAACAAGCAGCTAGGACTGCAAAAGATCGTGGAATAATAAGATAATTAATCTAGGAGGAGATTATGGATGATGTAGAATTTGGCCAACATGCTAAACTTATTGTTGAAAATAAAGTTTTTGATGAAATGTTTAATAGAGTTAGGCTAAAATATCAAAACATGTGGGCAGCCACAGAGCCACAACAAGGTGATTTACGAGAAAGATTGTATAACACTATTGTAGCTCTTACTGATGTTAAGAGAGAAGTAGAATCTGTCGCCACTCTTGGTGACAATGTTGCGTTTAACAAGGAGATGGAGGATTCCAAATGACACCTGAACAGAAAGAAATAGAAGACGGTCAAGAAGACGATTATCACATTTATATGATACAAAAAAAAGCCATAATAAGAGAAATTAGAGGATCTCGTGGTGGAATTATGGTAAGACAAGTAATACAACAATTAAATGCTTTAGAAATGGTCATGGATCGTTTAGAAGCAAAACTTAAAAAAGCTAAGGTTACAACCAAAGCTAAAAAATAATTAATCTAGGAGGATTAATAAGATGCCAAAAGAAACTACCCAAACGGATGTGAACGAAGGTTTATCTGAAGATGAAATGTTAGATGCCCTTGCAGGCGATTTTTTTGAAGAAGAAGATCTACCTGAGCAAGAAGTAGATGACACAGAGGAAGCTGAAGAGGAAAGTGACGATGCCGAATCAGACCAGACTGAAGAACTAGAGGGAGAGGAGCAGGAAGAAGAAACAGAAGAACCAGAAGATGATGGTGAAGACCTACCTGAAGATGGTTCAGAGGAAGATTCTGAATTAGATTTAGATTACTTAGTGCCAATTAAAGTAGATGGCGAAGAATCTGAAGTTACTATAGAAGAATTGATCCGTGGTTATCAGACAGCAGCTCACGCCAACAAAAAGTCCATTGATGCAAGTGAACAGCTTAAAACAGCTCAAGCACTAGCGCAAGAGTCAACCGCTCTTAAAGAACAAAATGCTAAACTTCTTAGTACTACTGTAGATGCCGAAGAAAGGCAACTAGCAGCGTATGATAGAAAAATCCAACAGCTAATTGCTGATGATGATATGTACGAATTGCCTAAATGGCAAGAAGCTCGTAGAGTCAAGGCAAGAGAGATAGAAGAAACTAAGTCACAAGCTTTTAAACTTGATCAAGAAGCAAGAGTAGAGCAAGAAAAAACTTATAATTCAAATATCCAAGCTTATAAAGAAGAAGCAGTGGAACAATTAAACAGTAAAATACCGGGATGGGAAAAATCCTATGATGAAGTTGTAAACTGGGCCGTAAAAGACCTAGGGCTTCCTGATTTTGCTGATGTAATTGATCCTGATGTAATTGCACTAATGTACGATTACAAAACTCTTAAAGATGGTAAAAAATCTGCCGTTACTAAACGGAAGAAGGCTCCTGTTAAAAGTGTTAAGGCTAATAAGTCTGTAAACAAAAATGCAAAGGCTAAAGAAAAGGCTGAAAACCTTCGCAAGAAGGTATTGAAAGGTGAAGCTAGCGAAAACCAACAGGAAGATTTCCTAGGAAGTATGGCGGCTGATTTACTTTCATAAACTTTTTCTTTTAATTTAATACTTTAAAATGGAGAAATTGTAAATGGCAATTTTTAAAACGGAAGATACGAAGGGTAAAAAGGAAGACCTCGCATCTTTCATCTCGATGATCACAAGGGACGAGACTCCTTTCTTATCATCAATTGGAACAAAAAAAGCAGCTGGTGTGTTCCACGAATGGCAAACTGATTCACTATCAGCGCCTGTGGCAAATGCTAAAGCTGAAGGTCTCGACTTTTCTGCTGCAGACACTCCAGTGTCTACAACTAGACTTGGTAACTACTCTCAAATTCTTATCAAAGAGATTAAAATCTCAAAGACTTTGGATTCAGTTTCTAAGGCAGGTCGTAATTCTGAATTTGCTTATCAAATGAAGAAGAAAGGTACTGAACTTAAACGTGACTTAGAGCACGCATTGATTGGTACTAGGCAGATTACAAACGGATCAGGAGTAGCTGACGCAGTTGGCGACAACACTGGTCGTAAGATGGGCGGATACCAATCATGGGTTCCTAAAGAGAACAACTGGGATGCCTCTGCAGGTACACCAGCGTTCCAAAGTGCAGCCGGTGGTGATGGTAAAACAGCACACACAGCTCCTACAGCAGGTACTCATGTTTTAGCGTTAACAGACGTTGATGAGGTAATGCAAAGAGTTTACGAAGAAGGCGGAAAAGCATCAGTATTAATGATGTCTCCAAGCAATAAGCGTTCATTCTCAACATTAGCCCAAGGCGCTGGTAATACAAGACGTAATCTTGATGAAAAAGGATCAATCAGACAATCTGTTGAACTTTATGAGTCAGATTTTGGTGTTGTAAAAGTAGTTCCTAACTACATTCAGGGTCTAGCTTCTAGCGTAGATATTTCTGATGGAGTTGGTGGTGCTACTGACGTAATAGTCTATGATCCATCTTGGTGGTCAATGGCTAGCTTGCGTGCTCTTTCAACAACTGATGTAGGTCAGAAAGGTGACTCTACTGTAGGTATGATGGTTGAAGAGACTACGCTTGAGTGTCGTAACCCACATGGTTCTGCACTAATAAGTGGTATAGGTGTAATAGTTTCTTAATTATTAGAAATTAAATACCATTAAGGGGGTCCTTTATGGACCCCTTTTTTTTATTCAAAGGAGGTTTTATGAAATCTATTAAATATGACTATAGTCAAGTTGGTAATTACAAAGCTGAACAAGATGTAAGTGCTTATTTAGATTATGCTCAAAGGTCTAGATCTGTTGCTAATGCATTCGATAATAAGAAAACTAACTACAGAAGTTTAGCAATAGTCCCTGACATAGTAGCTGTAGATATACTTAATAGATTTGGATACGACATTCATTCGTCTGAAAATGACCAACATGTGTTATCTAAGATATCAAATATAATAAAACAATACTACCCTAATTTATTAACAAGTAGTATGATTAACAGCGTAAGGAGATAATATGGCATCAATACAAGACCAAGTCACTCTGCGATCAGGAATAGCTAGCTGGCTTAATAGGTCAGATCTAACAGACTCGCAAATAGATGATTTTGTTTCTATAGGAGAGGCAAGAGTTTATGAAGACTTAAGAGTTCCTCCTTTAGAAATTTCTCAAGGGTTTTCAGTAACAGCTACAAACTCTAGTATAATTGTTCCAGAAGGTTTTTTAGAAATGATAGA